GATAAACCCTTTGAGCGTTGCTTTGAGCCAGTGCCAGAGACACATTACCGTAAACTAACTGGTAATCTAAAGCTTGGACCTGAGTGTGGTTTCTGTTCGTTTAAACATAAGTGTTGGCCTAACATACAGACTCGTGAAGCAGTAATGTCAAATGCTGCAAACCCACCAATAGTAGACTACGTTCTACTGAGTCCTGAGTATGCGGAGGCATAACAAAGGTAGGTATCGCAGTGGCTTAGAGAAAGAAGTTGCTGCGTACTTGCGACAGAATCAAAAGAAAGTCAGATACGAAGTACTGAAAGTAGAGTGGGAAGACTTACGTTATCGCACCTACACACCAGACTTCGTGTTAGACAACGGTATTATCATTGAGACTAAAGGCATCTTTGATAGTGCAGACAGACGTAAGCATCGTGAGATACAGAGACAACACCCTGAGTTAGACATACGGTTTGTATT